ACTATTGGTCCTTTGATAACTGTACCAACTGTCTTTGGATAGTTATTGTTGTTTACTTCTGGCATAGCTATAACACTTGCAGAACTTTGTAAGGCTTGAGCAAACTCTATATCTCCACCCATTCTATCTTCGTGTGGAAATAACATAACCCAACCTACGCCATACGCACCTGCATTTATTATATCGTTGTGAATCTTTGCTAAGTTTTGACGAGGTAAAGGATACCCTCCCATATCGTCTAGGTCTTGTTCAGTAATGTTAAGGATTGTAAAGTGTCCGGTAGGATTTTGTTGAGGTACAAGAGCATCAAAGGTTTTGAGTCTTAGTACTTCTAGTGGGACACTATTGAATAGTAATGGTAGGGTTAGTAAAGCTAATAGTAATGATGACCACTTCATATTAATTATCCTGTGTAATTTTTATAGTAGAGTCTCCTCCACCATTAACTATTATCTGTGTACTTTTACCGCCTTGAATTAAAATAACAGTATAAGCATTTTGTTTGTCTAAATCTAAACGTATGGTATCTTCTAAAGTTTTATAGAATGTAATAATGTTATCAGTCATAAAAGTATTTATCTGAGTGTTAGCATCATATCCAACTTGTGTTCCTTTTAAATCTATATCAGTTTTTAAAAGTGTTTCAGTCTGGTCTAACTCATTTACATCTTCTATGATATCTAGCAAGTCTTCAAGAAAGTTTACATCAAGATAATTGATATCTAGTTCTGTAAACTCTAATTCATCTTCTGCAAGATAGTCTACTTCTAAATCATCAAACTCAAGGAAATCAACATCAAGAATACTAGTGCTACTCCCTCCATCTTCTCTTTGTTCATTCTCTTGTACTTCCTTTGGTGCATTTACTATTAACATGTTATCAATTAACTCAAGAGTCAAGTCAAGAATAACGGGTTTGGTTGGTTCAGTTTCGTACATTGAAACTGTTGTAGCTTGGTAAGGCTTGTTAAGTATTACCTGTCCCATAGCTGTTGCGACAACTATCTCTCCACTTGGGAGACCGTCATCGTCTGGTAATAATATAACTAAACTTCTACCTAGTTCGTCTACAGTTACAGTAAAGTCTGTACCACGAATACCTATCGTAGCACTAGGCGTGTTTATAATTATATTTTCTTTATCTATTGTAGCTAACTTACCAGTGATAAATCTTGCAGTACCACTGGCAAATTGTAAAGCCATTTTAGATTTAGATGGGTCAGGGTCATATATAAACTCATCTATTATTAATTCAGAATGTTCAGTAAGTCTAACTTGACTATCATCTAAAAAAGTAATACCCAATCTCCCATTAGAAGTTTGGACATTATCGTAACTTTCTATGTTAAAATCTAATAAAGCTTTATATGTAGAATCTCTGACAACTCTACCAGCTCCATTAAGTTCTGTTATGTTTCCAATATTAGCAGCTTGTGCTTGTACCTTGGTCATTTTGAATGACACAAACAGTACCATTATTACCGTTAGATAAAATTTTAAGCCAGTCATTGTCTTGTGTACTCAGTTGTTGAATGTTAAAAGTTCTGTTATCACCTGTTTGGTCAAGATAAAAATATCCACCTGCATATCCTGAACCTGTAAAGTTTACAGTGTTATCGTCTCCATCTACATCAACATAGTTAGTAGCACCATCATAGTTTATATCAAAATCAAATGTATTACTGTCACCATTAACAATCCAATCTAAATCTAATGTTGCAGCTAATGCAGTTGTACCATGGTCTAAGGTAAATGTATTAGAACCTCCAGTAACATCAACATTATAATTAGAGTTATCAATACCAAAAGTATTTGTTGGGTCTGCTTGTATAGTAAATGTATTACTATCACCATCAAACTCAAAAAATCCTGTTACAGAATCACCATAAATATCGCCTAAAAATTTATTAGTGTTTCCTATTTGATTTATATCTAAAGTCAGATTAAGACCATCTAAATCTAGTGGAGTCATGCTTCCTGCAGCAGATTGTAATCCACCTATTATATTGCCTGAACCTAACTGCTCTAAATCTATATTAGCTGTAGCACCTGATTGGTCAACATATATTTCGTTATCAGCCCCGTATAGTAGCGATGCACTCGTCATCACAACTAGGCTCATTAATTTTAATGTTTTCATATTCCCAATAGCCTCTCTCTATTCCTGTATATATTATATTTAATACTCCAGTCTCTATTGCTTTTTGCAAAGCTATAGAAACACTCTCGTTCTCAGCAACTCCTCCTTCTATTTCCACTAGCTCTGTACCAGCTTCTATAAAACGAAACACATCCTGAGAAACACTTGTGGATATAATGCTTTTAGAAACTAAAGTTTCCATTAGCACCTCTCCAGTTGATACAGAAACTAATCGCAATGATATAGTAACTGTATCTTCTCTATACTGTTTACTATTACCTATACCTAGATATCTAGCACCAGCACCTCCAGATTTGAGGTTAGCCTCATAACTAACAACTCCTCCCTGAACCAATAACCCTGCAAATAGCAAAGGTTTCATTTTGTTATCTTCTTTAAATTCTTTACGAGTACTTCTAATTAACTGTCTTTCTTTTGTTAGGTCATCTAAACCTACACGTTCTACTACTCTAAAAAATTTACCACCTGCTGCATGTTTAAAAGCTCTAATTAAAAATGCTTCAGGAGCTTGTGTAATAGCTGTACTAAACAAAGCAAACGAACTATTACTTCTACGTTGACCTGTTAAGTCTCTAAAGCTATTAGGGTATATAGCTATAGTTGGTCTTGCTTTTGCACTTGGTAAGTTTTTTAATTCTTCTGATTGTAAGTCTAATGTTGAACTAGCTTTAATATCTTGTGTTAATACTAAATCTTGATTCTTATTTAATACTGCACAACTAGAAATAAAAATCACCAACAGGCAAAGATATAGTCGTTGTATTACCATCACTGTCCGTTATATTTAAAGTTATTATTCCATCGACAACACTATATTCTATTCTGTTGCCCTCTAATTCTAGTACACCGCTATCGCTTGGAGTCTCACCAAATAAATTTTCTACTAACTGTCTAGATAATTGTGCATATATTCTAGACTCTAAATTTCTTATAAATCTTGCAAGTGTTGTATTCTCTTTATCTCTTTCTATCTGGTCTTGAAGTGCTTTAATCTCTGCCTTCAATGCTTCTTTACGATTAAACTCTTGGTTTTGTATTGTCAAATAATGTGATGATGCACCAATACCACTAAAGCTAGGACTCTTAAATTTAAATACTATCTCATCTGCAATACTTCCAACAGACCAGAATATTATTAACATAGACCAAAAGAACATACAAAACTTGCAGTTCCTTGAGGCTTTATTACTTTTAAATGTAGGTACTAATTTCATAATATTTTATCGTTTATCCAAAACATCAACAACATAAATCCAAATACTAATACTTGTACTATAGAAGCAACTGTAATCTGCTTCATAGGATGTACATGTTCTAGGTCATCTAGTTTCATTGTAGTTGTTCTAATACGCTGACTATAAATAAAAATATAAATATAGTTATTACAGGTATTTCTAATTTAATCTTTTCTTTTATCATCTCTTTTAGCTTTTGAAATTTTTGCAGTATCAATTAGTTGTGGCACTCCTAGTATAGTTTTAATCATAGTATCTTGTCTTATTATTTCATTATCAAGACTTCTTACTCTATCTATTAAAGCAACTAAGATGCCATGTTGAGTATCTAACTTTACACCTAGTCTCTCTTCTATCGCTGCTATCTGTGTTTCTACTTTCTCATCAACAGCATCTAGCTTTGCTTCCATACCATCAACAATACGTATGACTAACTTATAAATAAACCAACCAAGACCTACTGCTGCTGCTATAGGAAACCCAACCTCTTGAATAAAGACTACTACTTGTTCCATTAGTCTTTCTGTGAGTTAGAAGCTCCAAAGTAAAAAGATATAACAGCACTTGCTAAACCACCAAGATAACCTAGTACTAAGTTTATAAGAGCTTCAGAGTTTTGCTCTGGTGGTTGTAAAGTAACTAGGAATATATATCCTAAGAATCCACCTACTGTAGCTATACCCATGATACGTGCAGTCCAATCTTTACTAAAGTTCTTTCTAGCATCTTGAGTATCTTGTGTTTCTAATTTAAATATATCTACATCTAACTCTTTCATCTGAACTTCAAAAGCTTGTTCAGCTTTTTTAAGTTCTAGCATTTGTTCAGGTGTAGCTTCAGCTATAGCTTTTTCTATTGACTTAGGATTGTTTGGTACTCCTAAGACATCAGCTATCATGTTTGCTGCCATTCCTCCCATTGGTCCACCCAAAGCAGTTCCTAATGTAGGTGCTACAGCTCCAACTATGTTTTTTAATATGTTCTTCATTTCAGGCTCCTAATACCATTTTTTGTAATTCAATACTTCTTCTACCTACCTGTTTAAACCAACGACTATCTTCCATTTCAACAGCCATCTTTGCCCAATCATGTTCTCTACAAGCTTTTAACATGTTACGAAACTTTGAAAGTCTTGAACCTCCTAGGTTAAAACACATGTTTACTAACACTCTTTGTATAACTTCTGGTAACTTTTCAAAGTCTTTCTCGCTACCAAAGACATGTATAGCTTCCTTATAATGCTTTTTAAAGTCATCCTCATAATACATATCTACAACTTCTTGTGTGACAGGTGTGCCAACTTCCCAATCATATTCAGGGTCGTTAGGTTGGCAAAGGTGTCCAACTCCTAGAGTTTTATAACCTAGACTATCCATATAAATTTCTAACACTTCGCCTTCGTGTCTCTTTATTTCAGCTTTGCAAAGTTCTATATCCATTTTATTATCTTTCTTGAAAAACATCTAATCCTAATTCCTCCATCTGTGCTGAGTAAGGTTGTCCTGTAAAAGGGTCAACTCTATCTGCTGGGTTTTCTTTAGTGTAGGGTACGTCATCTTTACCTTCTACTATTCCGCCTGTTGCTTTAGGCATTCTTTCTATAAATTCTTCTTTTATTTTTTTCTCACTTCTTGGAGGATTTCTTAAAAATTCTATCTCTTCTTCAAGTAAAATATTATCATCAAGATTCAAATCTAACATTGGCAATTTACTATAAAAAGAATTTTGTTGTTTTATATAATATTTTAAAGCTTCTCTACTTATATCAGTTTGTTGATTTTCTTCTTCAAATTTATCTAACTTACCATTTAATCCTATTTTTAAAAACGGGTTATATTTATTAGCTCTTAAAGAAGCTTGTAAATCTACTGATATACCTGCTTCATTTAATATTTTTTTCTTTTTAATAGGAGATATTTTTAAAATGTCTATAGCATCAAAAGCCATTTTTAATTCTTTATAAGCATAATAATGTCTTTTATTTGCATCGACATATGCAGCTAAAAAATCTTGACCTGTTTTTGTTCCGTTAGGTTTACCACTAAAAGCTTTATCGTCAAATATATTATTAATATTACTTACATTATATTTATATTTTTTTAATTTAGATTCTAAATTTTTAGCTATGTCAACTTTTTCATATCTAATACCTAAATTAGCTAACAGTGTTGTTGCAGGTTCGTATTCTTTATCTCCTACATATCCGCCTGTAATAACATTTAAAGCTTCTGATTCTGTACCTGTAAAAGCTTTTACTCCGGGAGGTATTTGTCTAGCACCGCCCGGTATAAATGTTTGCCCTATTTGTTTTATACCTATAGCTAAATTATTTCCATAATCTTCAAAGTTTGTAGGATTTTTTATCCATCCTCTTATAGGAAAACCTTCTGCAGTTTTTCCTTGGTTAAAAATTAAATCAGTTATTTTACTTGTTAATAAAGCACCTTCTGTAAAAGGAGCCATAAATTCTTGACCAGCTTCATATGTTGCTTCAGATAACACCTTAGTGAGCCTTTCATCAGTTTTCTCACCGTCTAGATATTTATATATTGCAGTTTGTAAAGGTCTTTTCATTACATCATAAGGGTCTACAAAACTTATATCATTAATATATAAATCTCCTTCTTTATTTCTATGATATAAAAATTTAGAATTTTTTGAAAAACTATTTTTATTTAAATGTCTTAATGCTTCTTCATCATCATTAGTAATTCCATGTATAGATTTTGTTAGCTCACTTAAACCTTCAGCACCTCCTACACCTGCAATACCAAAACCTGCCAATCTTTTAGCACCTCTTTGAACTAAAACACTATTACCACTACCGATTTCTTTTAATCCTTGTCCTACAATATTTACAGTTGTTCTTGCCATTTCAGCAGGAAACGAGAAGAAGTTACCAACAGGTAATGCCCTTAATTGTTGAATATTTCTTGGAACAAAAGAATAAGTAGGTAAAGTATTTTTTGTTATTAAAGCTGCTTCGTCTTTTAATTGTTTTAAATAAACATCAGAAATT